TCCGCTGATGAAGGGTCTTAAGCACACCTCCACCAAGAATGGTGAGCTCGAGGCTCTTGGTATCATCGTTAATATGTCCGATTACACCATTGGTGCGGACAAGGGTGGTCAGCTCTTCGCGGCTGAGGACTTCGACATTTCCTTCAACCAGTACCATTCCCTCCTGGAGACTCGTCTCTCCGGGGCGCTGACGAAGCCCAAGTCGGCTGTCGTTGTCGAGCGCAAGGTTGAGTCTGGTAACGTCGTCGCTGAGCCGTGATGACTGATGGCCAAATTCTTCGGTGAGATAGGATTTGCTACACAGGTCCAGACCGAGCCGGGAATTTGGGAAGACAAGATCATCGAGAAGCATTACTATGGCGATGTGTTTCGTGAAGCACGCCGCTTTGGTAGCAGCGATGAGATTCTGGGGAGTATCAACCTCAGTAACCAGATCAGCATTATCGCTGACGGTTTTTTAACGGATAACATCCAGAGTCTCAAGTATGTACGCTGGATGGGGGGACTTTGGAAAATCTCCTATGTGGAGCTGAAGTTCCCCCGTCTGGTTCTCGAGTTGACGGGGGTGTATAATGGACCGACGCCTAGCTCTCCATGAGAAGCTGGTAGAGATCCTCGGGTCAGACAAGGTCTATTACCAACCGCTCCCGTCATTGAAGCTCTCGTATCCGTGCATCGTATACGAGCGGCATCCGGGTGATCCGATGTACGCGGACAACCTCAAGTATATTAAAGCGAACCGGTTCCAGGTTACATTGATTGCCCGGCATCCCGAGGACCCGACACGAACGAAGATCGAGGACCTTTTGTTCAGCCGCCATGAGTCTCGACTCGTAGCGGACAACCTCTATCACGACATCTTCGACGTCTACTATTAGGAGATAAAATGGCAGCTCTCACTTGGGATAAGACCGGTGAGCGCCGTATTGAGACTGGTGTCGACCACTGTGCACTCTATGTGTACGACCCGGCCCAGAAGACGTACGGCAAGGGCGTTGCTTGGAATGGTATCACCGCCATTTCTGAGAAGCCCGAGGGCGCTGAGGCGACCGACCTCTACGCCGACAACATTCTGTACCTCTCTATGCTCTCGGCTGAGAAGCTGAAGGCCACCATTGAGGCCTACACCTACCCCGACGAGTTCGAGAAGTGCGACGGCTCCGCTGAGCTTACCAAGGGTGTTAAGATCGGTCAGCAGGACCGACTCGCCTTTGGTCTCGTCTACCGCACCAAGATTGGTGACGACGTGGCTGGTCAGGACAAGGGGTACAAGCTCCACATCCTGTATGGATGCAAGGCCTCTCCTTCTGAGAAGGGCTACAAGACCGTCAACGACTCTCCCGAGGCGATCTCCTTCTCCTGGGAGCTGTCCACCACGCCGGTCAACGTGTCTGGTGCCAAGCCCACTTCTCTGCTGACCATCTCGTCTCTGGACGTCGACCCTGGCAAGCTGAAGACCCTCGAGGCCAAGCTGTTCGGTTCCGACGCCGGTCAGGGCGGAGGCGGGGATACTGAGCCCAAGCTCCTCCTGCCGGATGAGATCAAGGCTCACTTCGCAAGTTGATATACCACACCGGGGGCTCAGAGACCTAGACTCCTGGGCCCTCGGTGCCTGCAATGCTTATAGTTTCTATCCCGGATCTCGACGGGTTCGACGAGGAGACAGGCACCTTTGTCTCCATGCCTGGCGGAATCCTGCACCTGGAGCACAACCTGGTCGCGCTGTCAAAATGGGAGTCAATTACCCATAAGCACCTCATCGGTAACGACAAAGTTACCCCTGAGGAGATGGCTCTCTACATCAAGTGCATGATCACAGATGAAGAGTATGATCCGTCGCTCCTGGATAGGATCCCCCCATCTGAGGTTGATCGTATCAGTGCCTACATGGGCGACACGATGACCGCAACCACCATCCGTGAGACGGGTGGAGAGTCTGGATCTGGTGAGTACACCTCGTCTGAGCTCATCTATTACTGGATGATTGCTTGCCAGATCCCCTTTGAGTGTGAGACATGGCACATCAACCGACTCCTCACACTCATTCGGGTATGCAACCAAAAGAACCAGCCCGATAAGAAGATGTCCCAGTCCGAGATTATGGAACGGAACCGGGAACTCAACAGGGCCAGGCGAGCGAAGCTTGGCTCGAAGGGATAACAATGATCAGCCACGAAGACATTCCCGAGGAGGCGCTTGCTCCGCAGGCCCACATCGGTACTGATCCCATGGAAGACAAGGACATTCACGTGTCCCAGACTACTGAGGTGATGAAGTGAGCGTTGCAGACAACGTACTCGCTCGAGCCGCAGCGAGGATTGGTTACTATGCACCAGACGACCCTCAGCCCGGATCCGAAGCTGGCCGATACTGGGCAGCTCGAACTGGTCAGCAGTGGCTTGCTGGACCGTCCGACTCTGTTTGGTGGTGCATGCTCTTCGTCAGCATGTGTCTGGACGAGTGCGGGCAGATTGACGCTATTGGAGGATTCTCCTTTAATACTGACTACACCGTCAACAAGGTCCGCCAGCACCCTGACGCTTACTTCGTATCGGTTTACGACGCCCGACCGGGAGATGTCGTCATCTACGACTGGGACGGCGGCGGCACGGACCACGTGGGCTTCGTCGAGAAGAACCTTGGCGGAGGCACTATCCAGACAATCGAGGGCAACACATCCTCTGGTAGCTATGGCTCGCAGTCTGCTGGCAATGGCGTTTGGCGGCGTGTCCGCAATCAGTCGATCGCTTATGTGATCCGGCCTGCGTATACTGACTCTCCGAGCAACACTGCTCCGGCTGGCCCCGCGGACATCCGTGCTCTGCAGCGAGCCGTTCGGGCTACACCCGACAACGTAGCCGGACCGAACACTCGCTCTCGCTGCTACGCCCTGGCTGCCGCATCTGAGTGGGGTGGGAAGACCTTCCCCTTCGGCGTGGCATTCACGCAGTCCGTGGTCGGCACCGATCAGGACGGCATCTGGGGAGAGGCTTCTGAGGAGGCACACGACGCCACCGTCGAGGCCGTTCAGGCTGCAGTCGGCGCGGAGGTCGATGGCGTCTACGGCGCCGAGACAAACACCAAGGTGAACGCCCTGCTCGACAGGGCCGAACAGCCGTAGGAGGCTCAAAATGGCAGCGCCATACTGTACTTTAACGGGAACTATTCCCGGAGGAGAGAATGGTCGGGCTACTGTCCGAATCATTCCTGACGTGAAGGGCGCTACGGCTACCGTTGAAGGTGCCGCAGTCTCGATGCGCGAGCACATGGTTCGGACAGACCAGGCTGGCGCTGTCAACATCGAGGTGCTGGCTCCGGGCGCTGGAGTAACCCCCTCTGGCGCCTGGACCCACACCATCTACATCGATTCCCCTAAGTTTGACATCGTCAAGCACGTTGCTCTGACTCAGGGTGGAACTATTGACATCATGTCCGCCGACCCCACATCAGAGATCTCCCCGCTTCCGTTCGGAGGCGGAGGTGGTGGCGGTGGAGCTGGCGCACCTGGTCCTCGTGGCCCACAGGGACCAACTGGACCCAAGGGTGATCCAGGTCCTGCTGGCCCTCCCGGACCTAAGGGCGACGCTGGTGAACGCGGACCTGCCGGACCAGAAGGCCCTCGTGGTCTTCAGGGTCCTCCTGGACCTGCTGGAGGCGGAGCTGGAGGAACCCCGGTTCCCGGTCCCGAAGGACCTAGGGGTCCAGCTGGACCTCAGGGCCCCCCAGGACCTAAGGGCGACAATGGTCTTCCAGGTCCTACCGGACCTGCTGGTCCCGCCGGGGCAAATGGTCAACCCGGACCCAAGGGCAATGATGGTGCAGTTGGACCCGCTGGCCCTCCTGGACCGCAGGGTCCTCCTGGACCTACTGGAGAGCGTGGCCCGGCCGGTCAGGATGCAGTTACCCCTCAACTCGACAGATATCTCACCAAGGACGAGGCAGCCAAGACCTACGGCGAGAAGGCCGACGTCGAGGACGCGCTTCGACAGACTAATCCGTTTAAGAACGGTGCCCGGTACTACTCTCCGGTGACCTACTACTGGCCGGACTACTACCAGGATGGAAAGCCGGGACAGTTCTCCAAGTGGGCTCAGACTCTGAAGTTCCGGGACAACCTCGGATACGTCATCCTTAACCGCAACAGCGGTGACTGGGAGGCTCAGGAGGGAGACTTCCAGAAGCAGGGCGAGCTGGCTCTTGGCGCAGGAGCAAAGAAACTTCTGTTCTATATCAAGACTCAGTATGGAGCCGCGATCAATCCAGATGCCGAGGATAACCGAGGTATTCCCAACGCCTCCAAGTTCACCAAGGAGTATATCCTTGAGCAGTTGAAGCGCGCTAAGCACTGGTATGGCGACCTGGTACAGGGTGTCTTCCTTGACGAGGTGATCAATGGATGGGATGCTCGGAAGGATCGCCTTCCGTGGTACAAGGATCTGATCGACACGATTCGCCGAGAGAACGGCCTTGACTTCGTGATTGCGATCAACACCGGATCCAACATCTCCCAAGAGGTGTGTAACCTCGACTTCGACGTCTGTATGATGTTCGAGGGTACGGCCGCAAAGTTCCTCGAGGAGGATCCGACTTCGCCGATTCTTCCAGACCACATGAAGGCTTATCCGTCCACTAGATGGTGGGCTGTGGTTCACTCCGTCACTTCGGAGAACTACCAGAAGGTCTTCGATAAGGCGGACAACCTCGCGATCAGCCACCTCTACGTCACCGACGGCTACCTTGTTGAGGATCCTCAAAATGGTGGTCAGTGGCACCCGGTTGGCAATCCTTACGAGAACCCTCCGGGCGCCGAGATCCGTGAGCTGATCATCCCGTGGCTCAAGGGGTACCTGAAGCTCAAGCTGAAGGTCGACAATCTCAAGATCCCCGAGGTCCCGAAGATGATCGTCCTCGGACCAGATGATCCAGTGCCAGCAGGGACTCCGTCTGGGACGGTGATCGTTAGGCGGGCCAAGTAATGGCTAGCGTATTCCCAGTAATTGGAACCTGGTGGGGAGGTAACGGCGCTAGAGTAGGGGATGGTCGACTGATCCGAAAGGGATCTAGTTCCACTCCGTTCGAGTCGTCTGCCTATACTGTCGGCGATCGCAAGTGGACTGTTGAGATTACATACTCAGCAGACAACAACACTCAGATCGCTATGCGAGCCAACTGGTTCGAGGCGGGGGAGAAGACAACTGG